GGTCTGCACCATACGAGGAGTGATTATGTTTAAACAAATCGCTATATGGCTTGCAATGCTTATCCCCTCCATTCTGGTGGAGGTTTTCTGCTACATCCTGAATCCATTGATTGCTGTATTCACCAGAACTGAGGTGCGTACTGATCGGGTGAAGCGTATGGGTAATGTGCAGGTTACAATGCCTCGCACGTACCTCCAGAAATGGTGTAGCTGGTTCCAGACTCACGACAATGCAGTAGATGAGTACTGGTGGGGGATGTTCACCGTAGACTCGACATTCAAGTACGTACGAGAGGCTACTCAGGAACAGTACAACCATTCAGCATTCCTCCGTTACCTGTGCCGACTTTTATGGATGAACAGAAATTGTGCCTATGGTTTCTTGTACAATTGGTTTGGTAGAGAGCTTCAACCAACCCAGACCCTAACTGAACACGGCACTAAAGACAGTGGGTTGTGGTACAAGCACAGGGGAAGGGGTAACTCTTGGCAATTGCAGGCGTACGTCCCATTGCTATTCGGGGTATATTTAGACATCAACATTGGGTGGAAAGAGCATGACGGTTTCCCACGCGCCATGTACGCTAACAGGTTGATTGCCTTCCGTAAACGATAAGGAGATACTATGGCTAAAGCCACCTCTTTGGCTGAACTTCAAGAACTACACAAACTGGTGGCTAAGTCACTCAACCAGCGTATCACACAGGACATCGAGGATAACATTCCCACCGATGCCGCTACGCTGGGTGTGGCTATCAAGTTCTTGAAGGATAATGCAGTTACCTCTGATATTTCAGATCAAGATGACCTCGGCGATCTTCGAGATAAACTCGCTGCGCAGGCTAAGGCCCGCAGAGAGAAGGCTAGCAACGTAGTTGAACTTGCTACCCGCGACCTGCAAGTCATGGAGGCTTAATGGATATTAGGGCTAGATTCGCGCAAGTCGATGCGTTAGCCGAGCACTACGTGGACTTTGTAGAGTTCGCTATTGATGGCATGGCGTTTCTAGGTTTTAGCACTACTTGGATGCAGGCCGACATTGCAGACTATATGCAACGTGGGCCTCGCCTCCGCATGGTTATGGCGCAGCGGGGTGAGGCGAAGAGTACCCTAGCTGCGCTGTACGCTGTGTGGCGTATTGTACAAAGACCTAGTACGCGAGTACTGATCGTATCCGGAGGTGAGAAACAAGCATCTGAGGTAGCTATTCTCGTGGTGCGGCTCATCATGACATGGGACATCCTAGAATGTCTCAGACCAGATAGACAGGCTGGTGACAGAACCAGCACGGAAGCCTTTGATGTGCACTATGCGCTAAAGGGGCTGGACAAGTCTCCATCTGTAGCCTGCGTAGGGATCAATGCTAACCTCCCCGGTAAGCGGGCAGACCTACTCATCCCGGATGATATTGAGACGAACAAGAACGGCTTAACTGTTGTTCAGCGGGAACTGCTCCTGCACACCTCTAAAGAATTCTCGTCTATCTGTACACATGGAGACATTCTGTACTTAGGTACTCCACAGTCCAAAGATAGTATCTATAACACGCTGCAAGGCCGAGGTTACGAGATTCGTATCTGGCCGGGGCGCTACCCGACAGATGAGGAACTAGAAAACTATGGCGACAGATTGGCCCCAAGCATTGCGAAACGCATTCAAGCAGACCCCTCCCTACAACGCGGTGGAGGACTCGACGGAACGCGAGGGAAGCCATCTGATCCAGAGCGATACACCGAAGCAGCCCTCGTTGAGAAGGAACTCGATAATGGCCCAGAAGACTTCCAGTTGCAGTACATGCTGGACACAAGCCTTGTTGATGCACTTAGACAACAGCTAAAGCTCAGTGATTTTCTAGTTGCTAACTTCGATAGAGAGATGCTCCCAGAGATTATCGTCTACCAAAGTGCGCCTAAGTACTTAGTCGATCTTCCACAAGAGTTTTCTGTACCAATGTGCAAGATGTACCACCCAGTTCCAGTAGACTGCACCTTCCGCAAGCCTGATCCAGCCTTTATGTTTATCGATCCGGCTGGAGGTGGTGCTGACGAGATTGGTTACGGTGTGGCTACTGCACTTGGCCCTTATATCCACGTACTAGATGTCGGCGGTATTCGTGGCGGTCTTACAGATGAGAATGGTAGGACACTGTGCGAGATTATCGCTGAGTTAGGCGTGTCAGACATCCTGTGTGAGTCTAACATGGGTCATGGCCTATTCGAGATTAACCTCATGGCTATTCTCGCAAAGCATGGACTATCTCATGTGTCTGTTAAGGGTGAGTACAGCACAGGGCAGAAAGAACGCCGTATCATCGACTCGCTAGTGTCCCCATTGCAACGGCATAGAATCATCCTGCATAAGCGTGTATTCGAGAGCGACATCCGGTGGGGTAAGCAGTACAGCGTAGCAGATCGTGCGCAGTACAGTGTATTCTACCAACTAAACAACATCACCACAGACAGGAACTCCTTGCCTCACGATGACCGTATCGAGGGACTTGCTGGTGCTGTTCGACATTTCAAAGGTGTGCTTCTTGAAGATGAGCATAAAGCTGCTGAGAAGCGTCAGATTGCTGATCTTAAGAAGTTCCTAGACGACCCTATGGGGTATGGTAACTCGGGTAAACAAAAGGTCGCTGGCACCCGTAGTGTGGTGCATGGAAGGCGGGTAAGGAAATGAAAATGGAGAGAGTAACTACGCCGCTGGCTTACAGCACTAGTGGGTCACTCGTAGTCTTCGGATTTACGCTGAGTGACCTTTCCTTAATCGTGGGTATACTACTGGGTATCGCCACGTTCTTCTTGAACTGGTACTACAAGGCCAAAGATGACAAACGCAAAGAGCAAGCTGCTGGTTTCAGCATCAGTCCTCTCGATTAGCCTAGCAGGTATCGCATTCATTCAAAGTGAGGAAGGCACGGAGTACGAGGCGTATCTCGACTCCGTTGCCGTTCCCACAATCTGTACTGGGAGCACTCGGAACGTATTTATCCCGATGAAGGCAACCCCCGCAGAATGCGAGCAGAGGCTCGTAGAGGACACAACGTACGCCGGGAAGGCTGTGGGTCGCCTCGTGGCCGTGAAGCTCACACAGGGCCAATACGATGCCTTGGTGAGCTTTGTGTTCAATGTGGGGCCGGGAGCCTTCGGCAAGAGCACCATGCTCAGGTACATCAATACTGGCAAATGCCAAGAAGCTGGTGCCCAGTTCAATCGGTGGGTATACGCTGGCGGGAAGAAGCTCAGGGGCCTTGTTAAAAGGCGCGGGAGGGAGGCTGCGAAGTGGCTGGAGGACTGCGATGCTTGGACTTAGGGCAAAGGTACTGCTGGCGCTTGGAATCGCTCTGGCGTTGATTCTGAGCCTCTGGTGGGGCATTTCACAATACGGGACGAAGCAGGTGCTGGAGGCGAAACTTCAGACAACCGAGGAAACCGTACAAATCGCCGTGGAGACGCGCAAGGAGGATTTGAAGGTCGATGTCCAGACGCGGAAGAAAAGACGCGTGGCGCTCGATTCTGTGCGTTCTGGCGGTATTCCTGTGGAGAAGCGAATTGAAGAAGTTACTGTGGCTGCTGGCTGCGCTGACCCTGTATTTGACGGGCTGCTCAACGACGCAATCCGTTCAGCCAATACAGCTATCTCAGCCGCCAGAGGCGTGTCTGAGTGAGTGCAGAGACATCCCCGAGGTTAGCACCGACCATCGGAAGTGGATGCTTGACATGGTGCAGCAATACGCTGAATGTGCAATCCTGCATGCGCAGTGCAGTACTACTTTAATTGAAAGGATGAAGTAACGGCTTGTTCGAGGAGTACCAATTTAGGAGTGATAGATTTTATTAAGGAGATTGTATGAATTTCGGTGACGCGCTTATTGCGCTTAAGCATGGTGCTAAGGTAGCACGTGGTGGTTGGAATGGCAAGGGCATGTTCCTGTTCTTGGTGCCGGGGTCTGTGTTCAAGGTTAATCGAGCACCCTTACTTGGTATCTACCCAGAGGGTACAGAGATTAAGTACTGCCCACACATTGATATGAGGACTGCCGACGGTAGTGTAGTGCCGTGGCTTGCGAGTCAGACCGATGTGCTGGCGGAGGATTGGGTAGTCCTGTAATCATACCAGAGATGTGCTAGAGATGTGGTGCGAGTGTATAGCGACCTAAATTTGCTATGCTTATGCGAGAGTGCCTCCGACCCGAGGCGCTCC